GGGGGCCGCATTTGCGGCCCCCCGACTGGATATCCGCTAACGCTGCGGGTCAGGCCGGGTTGCCGATGGTGATGGCGTTGTCGCCGACCTCGGCTTCGGCGGTGTCCTCGGCGATGTTGCCGGACCACACGTCGCCGGACGCGCCCGCCTTGTAGAGCCCTGCGGCCGCGTAGTCGCCGGCCATCAGGTTCCCGGTCACGCAGTTGCCACCGCTGGAGGTACCTGAAAGGTCCAGGGCCAGGGTGCAGACCGCGGCCACGGAGCCGGCCGCGTTTATGCCGTACTCCATGAAGATGTTGTCCTTGACCAGGCAGACCCGGCCGTTGATGTTCACGGCGGTCACGCAGCTGAAGAACTTGCAGCGCTCGATGCGCCATGCGCTGTAGCTCAGGCCGCCGGCTTCCACGCCCAAAATCGCCACGCCGTGGGTCGCGGTGTTCATGTAGTGGAACTCGCAGTCCGAGATCTCGACGTTGTCGGAGTTGCAGACCGGCGAGTAGATCGCCTTGTGCGAGGCGGTCTGGCCCTGGAAGCGGCACTTGTGGATCCGCGCGTGGTTGGCGCTCGAGAGCTGGATGGCCGCCGGCGTCCCCGCCGAGTAGGCCGGGGGCTTGAAGTAGATGTTCTCCACTTCGAGGTAGTTGGCGTTCAGCGTGCAGCTGACCGTGTCGGCGCCGCTGGTCCACTGGCACTCCTTTGGCCTGCGGCCCGCGCCGATGATCTTGACGCCGGCGGTGTCGAAAGTTACGGCCTCGCTGAAGCTGCCCAGCGCGAAGATCGTGGTGTTGGCGTCGGCCAGGACCTCGGCCCTGGTCAGCGTGGCCACCGGACGCCGGGGGCTGGACCCGTCGTTGCCGTCGTTGCCCAGCGAGCTGGATACGAACAGGATCTTGCCCAGCGGGTTGGCCTTGGCCACCGCGCCGGCGAAGAGCTGCTCCTGCGCCCGCCGGAGATGCTCTGCGAAGTTACCCATGTTTCAGTCCTCCCGATTCGCCGCGGAGTGGCCGCGGGGTTGTGCCGGCCGGCGGCCCCGGGTTGCGCCGGGGCCGCCGGGGGCAATGTCAGGTGCTTACGCGGGGTTGGTGCTGGCCTCGATGCACTGGACCACGTAGACGTAGTCGCGCGCGCCGACCTCGCAGTCCCAGCTCATCCGCGCCTGGAAGGCGATGTCCGAGCGCAGGTAACTCTCGGTCTGGGTGCCGAGGGTCACGTACTCGAAGGTCATCTTCCACTTGCGGACGAACTGCTTCTGGAACCAGCCCATATACCAGGCGCTGGTCGAGAGGTCGTCGAGCTTCGGCGAGCTGAGCACCCGCGGGCGGTAGCGGCCCTTGGGCCCCCAGCTGTTGATCTCGTTGAGGCTGCCCGGCACCATTTCGCTGCCGGTGATGCGGTCGGCCTTGCCGGCCAGCGCGTTGGGCACCAGCAGCGTGCAGCGGCTCATCGGGATGCTGATGCGCTTGCCACGGCTGTTTTTCATGGCCGCCAGCAGGGTCTGGGCGTTGTCGAGGTCGGTGTAGTCCTCGAGCGCGTTGTTCTGCACCTGGGTGCCCAGCGAGGCCCGCGCGCCCGGGCTGCCGTCGGTGACGATGTACAGCACGGTGCCCGAGCCCCCGAGGTGCAGGACGTAGGGCTCGCGGCTGTTGCCGCCGTCGAAGTCGGTGACGCGCTTGAGGGTCTGCTCCTCGATCTCCTCGGCGGAGATCTCGCCCAGCGCGTTGACCCGCTCGACGATGTTGGCCAGGTCGTTCTCCTGGATCATCTCCTTGGTGATGGAGATGCGCCGGCCGTTCTTGTTGCTGGCGATGGTGTACTTCTCCTCCCCGGCGCCGATCTCGGGGTAGTCCTCGCCCTCGCCCACGCGCTGCTTGTTGCCGCCGTTGCTGGTGATGCCGGCGATCTGCGTGAAGCGCTTGTTGTCCTGGCGCTCGGTGACCAGCTCCTGGCCGATGGTCGGCACCGCGTCGTAGGCGTCGTTGACCGCCGCGACGGTGAGGTTGCCGGCCAGCATCGGGAAGGCGTCAGCCATGATCGCGCGCTGCACGCCCAGGCCGTCGTCCATGGTCACCTCGACCGGCACGCCGGCCAGCGCGCGGTACATGTGGCCGAGGTCGCGGATGCTCTCCCAGGAGAGCTTGCGCCGGCCGTCCTCGCCGCGCTGTTCGATGAGGCCCAGCATCTTGCGGGTGAAGGCCTGGGGCTCCTTCTGGGCCAGCTGGCGCAGGTCGTAGGACGACATCCCCGGCCCGCTGTCCAGCGAGATGTTGGACGCCAGCCGGTGCCTGGGGCGCGGCTGGGCCTTGTTGGTGGTTTCCTGTGGCATTTTGGTCTCCTCTCTCTCTCGGCCGCGACTACCGCGACTACTGGACGAGCGCCGCGTAGTAGCTGGCGGCCGCGTCGATGAAGACGCCGACGTAGGACACGCTGCGCAGCGTGGTGCCCTGGTCCGGCGAGGCGTCGTCGGCCAGGTGCCCCTGCATGGCCGGGTAGTGGTCGAAGTCGGCCACGTAGGCCACGGCGTTGCTGCCGCTCTCGGCCAGGGTCTCGGCGTCCGACCAGTAGAGCGCCGCGCCCAGGACCGGGTCGCCGGCCGCGGACAGCGCGAACTCGAAGATGTCGCCGGGCCGGGGAACGATGATCGGATAGTAGCCCGCGCGATCGCCGCTCTTGATCTCGCAGGCGGCGATGGCCACGTTGGCCGCGCCGTTGAAGTCCGAGTCCATCTCGACCCACTTGCTGTTGCCGTCGGCGGTGAGCTCGATGAGCGCCCCGGCCTTGACCGCGGCGGTGGACCCGGCCTGGAAAGCGCCGGGGTAGATCAGCGGTTCGGGCGCGCCGAAGATGTTCCTGCGGAAGCGCGCGAAGTTGTTGGTCGTCATGCTTCAGTCTCCTCTCTCGTGGCCGCGGCCGCGGCTAGCCGGCGATGGCCCGGATCGCGACGTCGTCGTCGAGGTCCTCGACCTTCTGCGGGGCGCCGGAGCGCTCCTGGCCCTTGCCGTGCTCGCCCGGCTCCTGGGGCTCGGTGCTGCCCACCGGGGCGCTCTGGCGCTTGGCCTCCTCCAGCAGCGCGCGCCGGTACTCCTCGAAGCTGCGGAACTCCTTGACCGCCTCCTCGCCCTCGGCGTTGCGCACGACCTTGCCGCCGGCCAGCAGCAGCCCCTCGGCGTACTCGCGCAGGGACTCGGGACAGACGGCCATCACGCGCTCGCGCAGGACGACTTCCTCGCTGCGCTCGCCCGCGGGCTTGTGCTCGCGCACGACCTTGACGGGGTCCACCGGGGTGTCCTCGCCGGCTGGCGCCGAGCGCTGACTCGCGGCGTCGAAATCCTTCTTCAGCGCCTCGAGCGTGTGCTCGGTAAGCTCGTCGGGATCGAGCCCGCGGGCCTCCAAGTACTGCTTGAACTTCGGATCCATGCTTCTGCTCCTTTCTCGCGTCCGAGACGCTGCCGGCGCCACACTGGCTCCGGCCTGATTGCGGGGGTCTTCTTCGTCGCCGAAGAAGCTGCGTTTCAATGCGTCGGCGTCGGCGGGTACCGGCACCACGCTGATCTCGAATAGCTCCCACTCTATGATCACCCGGGCGGGTCCGACCACCTTGCGGTCGCCGGTGCCGTAGGTCTCGTTCTCGCCCAGGCGCATGATCTCGACGGGCAAGAACCCGACGCTGAGCGCGCTCAGGAACCCGTCGCGCACCAGCGTCCATATTTCCTCGGCGCGCTTGGTGGCCGCGAACTCGATCTCGACCAGCAGCTTGTCCTGCTCGATCCAGACGCGTAGCGCCCGGCCGATGATCGCGCCGGCCTCGTAGCGGTTGTGGGTGTCGAGGATCACCGGGTTCTTGCGAAAGCGATCGAGGTTCGCGCCGCTCATGCGCAGGTGCTCGGGCCCCGCCCAGGTCTCGACCCCGCCCTCGGTGGCGGCCACGAAGGTGGCCTGGCGCTTCTCGGCGTCTACCGCCCGGACTTCGATGCGCTCGGGGTAGAACAGCCCGCGGGTGCGGGCGCGGGCGGGCTCGCGGCCCGCGGAGCGAAGAGTCTTCTGCGTGCGTCTGGCCATCAGTTGCCTCCGAGGGTGTTCTGAATCAGAGCCAGCAGCCCGCGCCTGGCCGGCGGGGGCGGATCGTCGTCCTTGTCGTCGTCGGTGTCGGCGGCCGCGGGCTCGAAGGCCGAGTCGGGCGCGCGCGCCGGGAGTTTCATGTCCTTGCGGAGCTTGATCTCCAGCTGCTCGGCCTTCAGGCACTGGCGCAGCACGGTCGGGAAGTCCTTGCCCTTCGAGGCGCAGATCTCGTAAGGTGAAGTAACCTTCATCTCCAGCTCGATCTGCTTGCCCTTGGCCTCCTTGACCGGGTCGACCCAGTCCCAGCCGTTGGGGATCCACTTGACCTTGCGTATGTCGGCAAGCTCGACGCCGGCGGAAACCAGCAGCGGCTCGCCACGCAGCAGCGCGTCCTCCATGACCGTGCGCCACTCCCACTTGAGCAGCTTGCTCTCGAACCAGCGCTGCAGCACCACGTAGACCTGGCGGGACTCCATGAGATCCGTGCGCGCGCTGCTGTAGTTAGCCTGGCTGAAGTCCTTGAGCACCACCTGCCAGGAAACGCCCAGCGCGGCGCCGATGCGCCTGGCCAGCAGCAGGATGAAGGGCACCAGGTCGCTGCCCGGGAAGTTGGGAATGATGGTCTGGACTTCCTCGCCCGGGAAGAGCTTCATGATCATGCCGGGCTCGAGCGTGTCGTCGAGCTTGTAGCCGTACTTTTCGGCGGTGATGTCCAGGATCTGGTAGGCCGGCAAGGGGCTCTTGATGAAAATGCTTAGGCAGGCCGAGATCTGCGTGCGCTTGAGGCTGGCCACAATCAGGAGATCCAGGTCGCGCAGGTCCTGGAGCACCGCGTGGAACAGCGGCACGCCGCGGCTCTGGCCCGGGCGCTTCGTGAACTTCAGGTGCTTGACAACGCCGGCCTCGACACGCGCGAACTTGCGGTCGGCGGCGTCCAGCAGAGACATCTTGCCGGGGTGCGTCTTGCGGATGTGGAAAGCCACGATCCAGCCGCTCTCGTCGCGCTCCACACCCTCGCGAATGCGGCCGGCCAGCTCCTCGCCGGCCAGCTGCTGCGGGGTGGCCAGGCGGTCGCTCTCGATGATCTCGAACCAGACCGGGTCGGCGCCGTAGCGTCGCGGGCGGCGGGCATGCTTGACCAGCACCTCGCCGTCCTCGATGACCTTGCGCGCGTTGAGGCGCTGAGCCTCCTCGTAGTCGAGCAGATCGGCCGGGTAGAGCGAGTCCTTGCGCAGCTCCCAGACGGCCTCGAGCGCGTCGTCCTTGGCGTCGTCGCCGGTCTGGGCCTGCGGGGTCATGCCCGTGCCGATCCAGTTGTGCACGTAGGTACCGGTCAGGCCGCTGGCCACCGGGTCGTCGCGGTTGACCTCCCA